TGTTGCTTTAGATGCAACAGCTTTATCTTTAAATAAATTAAATATAGCACCGCTAGAATTAACTAACGTTATAGTTATTGTGCTTCCTGATCCAGCATCCTCAGATACTAACAATGATTTAATAACCGTGGTTGTTGCAGTTGGCACGGTATATAAAGTCGTAAGACCTGTTGTTGTTAAATCTACTTTTTTATTTTTAAAACTATTAGCCATTAATTTAAAAAGAAGTTAGATGCCTCTACTTCATCCTTAAGTTCTTGTTGAAACGTTGTATTTAATTTTTGTATAACAGCATCAAGATCTCTAACTTGTGAGTCAGCAGTTTGTTTTGAATACTCCTCACTTGGTCTAGTTAATATTTGAACTATCTTTGCCATTATCTTTTACCATCCGGTTGTACATCTAATCTAAATGTACCAAGTTTCCAACTTTGAGATACAGCTGTATTTGCTATTTTTAAAGATACAGCTCTAGCTCTTGCACGTGTATCTACTTTTTTTGTAGATGAAGATATTGTAAATGGTCCAAGTGACGAGCTTGCATAGTCATCATTTGGATAGTTACGTAATTGTAATGTAACTTGTGTATTACCTGTTTGTGATAAAAAGTCTGGAACAAATCTTCTTATCTTCATAATAAACTCACCATCACCTCTAAAATCTGGCAGACCAGTTGATTGTCCTGTCGCGGCTCTGCTTTGTGTAATATCAAAATCACCCGACTCTATACTTGCAGTAACAGCATTAACACCTGTAGACAAAGCTTCATCAGTTCCTTTTTCATGTTCAAAATAAGTCGTACATCCGTCTGTATTACCTACAACATCATATGATGCATTACTGTCTGCATCGTATTCTGTTGCATGTGGTAAACCAAATACGGATGAATCTTGCCATGTTCCCCGAGCCAGGGTTCCTGTTGTCCAAACAGGTCTTTCTTTTCTAGAGTCTTGATAGTTATAAGTAACACATCTATTAATTATAGTAGAACCTTCTGTACAATAAAACCAAGTTATTTCTCCAAACAAATTATTTAATCCAACATTAATTAATTGTGATGCTGTAGTATTTAAATTATTAAATACAAAATCTTCTACTAAACAAACCATGGTTTCAAGATTACCAGAATATTTAAAAAAACCATTTTCTGAAAACCAATAAGCAGCACCATCTACTTCTAATGCAGCATTCTGTCCAATTAATCCACAGTTTGTACCCACTTGAGCAAATGCAAAAGTAAATGGAGCACCAACAAAACGCATTGTAAATAAAGATGTATCAGTCCAAACATAAATTGCATCTCTACCTCTAACAGCTCCTACTATTCTAGATCCATCAGCCAGTCTTTGTGTACCGGCTGTATTAGTTGCTGTAGGTGCATAAGTGTTTATGTCTTCTTGATCTGAGAATCTTATAAACATTTCATCTTGTGTTGTTGAATCACCTATGGTCGTTTCTGTTCCAAAAAATACTAAGTGACGATCCGGTGTAGATACTAACATATCTCTTGATGCAGTAGGTGCACCAGATATAATAGTTGCTCTATTTCTTACAGCGTTTGTTGCGTTTGAATCCCATTCAAATACTTGTGCGTTATGTATTAATGCAATAATTTTATCACCAAAATTATCAATGCTCCATAAACCTGGATCAATTACTAAGTCACCTGATGCTGCTTCACCCCAACCGATGTAATCAGAACTATTTGTAATTGCTGCACCTGCACTATGAGATGCTGCTGTCGTATTTCTAACTCCTCTTGTTACACCCGATAAAACTCCTGACGAGATTCCAGTGTAAGATATTTCTTCTGATCCAATTTGTACAAAGTTTGTCCCTGAAGTTGGAAACTGTGTAGCATCGTTTAATTCTATACCTGTAGTTTGTGATGAATTAATACCACCGGCTAAACTTGTAACTGCTTCACCAGATACCGTACCACCCCATTGTCCTAAACTCCAACCTAACCCAGGTAATTGTTCTGCTGGACCTACTGGATAATAGTGTTGAACTCTAATACCTCCTGATGAACTTGCTCCACTACCTGATTCGTTTGATGGCATGGTAATTGTAATACTTGTAGAAGTTGGAACAGACGTAACCATAAATGTTTTATCGTTAAAATCTGATGCACTAAAATTTGAATTTGTAATTGTTGTAAAAGTATCTAATAAAATAATATCTTTTGCAGATATATTATGAGCTCCGCTAAAAGCTATCGTAACAATTGGTGATCCATTACTTGTGCTAAATGCACTTGATAAACTAGTTGTCGATTTAATTGGGTGTATGTCATAAAATACACCACCATTATAAGCATATAAAATTCTGTTAGTGCCTATAATAGAAAATTTTTGACCTGATCTATTAACGATATGGTGCATCTTTCTTGCAGCACCTGTTATTTTGTTTTCACCTAATTGTGACCAACCACCTATTTTTTCAGGTGTGCCATATCTAAACCTTACATTATCACCATCAACCCACTGCATTTCAGCTGTGGTTTCTGTAATTTGTTTATTAAATCCAGGTTGAAACCCTATTTTCTGTAACATAGACCTCCAGATTATATTAGATTGCGTTGATATTCAACGAGTTTTGACTATTCCTAGCATAGGTCTTTTATCATACAAATTGGTTTTTGCAAACCTTCCATCTGCATGATTATAGTGCAGGAATACTTGACCACATAAATCACCCTCAAAAGGCTCTCGCCAGTGCTCTAATTCACAACCAGAATAAATAAGCATATCTCCTGGTTTTAGGTCGACTTTTATACCTTTGGGTGCACCAGGCTTATGTATGTTCTTACGCTCGTCTATGACGTTGTCAGACCCCGTAGGATCTATAAATATGGGCCAGTTGTCTCCACCTAGATTTAGTGTGGTCGATATCTCACAGCTAGGTCTGTCTTTGTGTCTTTTTAATATATTACCTTTTCTATAGAGTCTTGTGTAAGAATATGTAGGCACTAATTTAAGTCCTGTCTTCTTCTGCATTACCGCTATAGTTTTGACAAGTAATGTTTCCATAAGTCTATCGCTGTATTTAGCGTAAGAGTTTGGAACTTGCGGATCGTTAAAATTACCAATTAATGAATTACCAGCGTGTGTTACACCATTATTTAACATCCAGTGATCTGCCTCTGCTGATATTTGTAAATATCTATATGCTACGTCTGCTATCTCTTTTGATATAGCACCACGTATAACTTGATATTTATTTTTCTTAAAACTCATATTTGTATAAAATTATAAGATACAGATATACGCCAATTTTTTTCACCTTTTTCTGTATTTAAATTTATATCTACACCATGAGGAAGCCAACTAGGAAAAAAGATCATACGTCCTTCCATAGGTTCATAAGCACAAACTCTCCATAATGCTTCTGGCATGTTATCTACTCTTCTAGGCATGTGTTGATTTGGCCCTGGTCTAGGGTCTTCTAAAAATAATTTACCTGAGTTTTTTGGTACTTTAATATAGTATACACCTGACCATAATGAGTTAGGGTGTGTATGTGTTTTGTTATAGCTATATGTTGGATTAACGTTAGCCCACATATTACCTAAACCTAATTCACCTGTAACACCATAATCTTTATTACATTCGTAGGCCATTTTAAATAATTCTTGAATTAAAGGTTGATACTCTTTTTTCTTATCCATATCTGTTTTACTGTGCCAACCAAAACCAGAGTTTGTTTTACTCTCTCCTTTAGGATCTGCCTTACGCCACTTTTTTATTTCTTTAAATAAATATTTATTTAACTCTTTAGCGTTAGGTATATCTTTAAAATATACAGGAGTTGGAAATAATATCTTTCTTTGTAATTTCATTTAAATGGCGGTCCTCCAAACCACATCACTAAAGATTTTCTTACACCTTTTTTAACTGGTGCAACTTTGTGTCTTAAAAAAGATGCAAAAAATATTGCTTGTCCCTGTTTCAAGGCCAGTGGTTTTTGATCCCCCGTTTCTGAAAATAAAAGATCTCCACCCGTAAACTCTGATGGATCTGATAATAAACAAGTCATGGATATTTTACGTATTGGATTCTGACCCTGTTGACCGAAAGCATTTAAATCCATGTGCCAATCATAGAAACCTTTTTTAGGATATACGGTAAACTGTGCAGGCTCTGTGAGTCTTACACCGTCAAAATAAAAATGATTTAAGTTTACAATTGATAATTGATTTTCAATAACTTTATACATCTGTGGTAATTTATCAAAAGGTATCCAAGATATAGTTGTTACTCTTTTCTTGGTATCATACTTACCTTCTTCTCCTCCACCAACTTTTGCTTGTTCAGGTGCACACTGATGACCCGCATCAATAATCATCTTACATTGTTCTGGTGTAAATATGGGTTCTGTTGTTTGAGCAACATAAGATTGCCATCTAGGCATTCGTGGTACTTGTGTCATTCGTTTTGCCCCGATCCAGTTCTCGAAGATACAGGATTGTAATCAACATCAACATTACAGACTAATGTTCTTCTAACTTCTTTTGTCCCATTAAATGGATATACGCAGTGTCTCATATCATATGGAAAAACATAAAAGTCTCCTAATCTCATGTTAGGTGAATAATCTGTCTTAGAAAATTGTCCGTTAGCTGCACCTATAATTTGTAGTCTACCATTCATAGGTTTTGATTCTGCAGAATATTCAACACCTGTATCTTTTGGTAGTTTTAAAACCATTACAGAAGATAAACCTGTATAAAGTTTACCTTGGTGTATATGCACAGGATTATATTCATGTGCTTTCATTTCATTAACCCAAATAGAGTTTATAGATTTTTGTGTTGGACCTATCTTGTTCCAATCTGTGTAGTGATCAAAAATACTGTGAAACCATTTTAATATATCTTGTGGTAAGAAAGAATGCTGATGCATCTTATCATTGTTAGGACCAGAATAAAACAAAGATACTTCGTCTTGTATCTTACCCACTAACTGTTTGTTAGCTTTAGGTAATTGTTTTTTTTGTTTTTCATAAATCTCATTAAGACCTACAAAAATTTCTAAAGGGACTTGATATTTCAAAACGGTTTGCCCTAGATAGACAAAATCGAATTTCATTTTAATTTCTTAGTTTTTTTATCAGATAAAG